AAAAAGCGCAAGATTGCGTATTTTACGCACTACAAGTTCCTGCCGGGGTTCGGGTTCTATGGCTTGGGTCTGATCCACACCATTGGGGGCCTATCCCGTACCGCGACGGCGGCGCTTCGACAGCTCATTGATGCAGGCACACTGTCGAACCTCCCGGCAGGTTTCAAGGCCCGCGGCCTACGGATCACGGACAGTGACGATCCGCTGCAACCCGGCGAGTTCCGCGACGTAGATGCTCCGGGGGGCGCGATCCGCGATTCGTTGATGCCGCTTCCTTTCAAGGGTCCGGACGCGACATTGTTCAACCTTTTGGGCTTTGTGGTGCAGGCTGGGCAGCGTTATGCGACGATTACGGACCTGAAGGTTGGCGACGGCAACCAGCAGGCGCCTGTCGGCACGACTATTGCGATGCTGGAGCAAGGGACTCGCGTAATGAGCGCGGTCCACAAGCGTTTGCACTACGCGATGCGCCAAGAGTTCAAGATTTTGGCTCGTTTGATGTCGGAGACGTTGCCGCAGGAGTATCCGTACACTGTTGCTGGCGGTGACGAGTCGATCATGGCCACCGATTTTGATGATCGTGTGGACGTGATTCCCGTCAGCAACCCGAACGTCTTCAGCCAAGCGCAGCGCATTGTTTTGGCTCAGACGAAGCTTCAGCTGGCTTCTCAGGCGCCGGACATGCACAACATGCACGAGGTTTTCCGTGACATGTATGAGGCTCTTGGGATTACGGATGTTGATCGGATTATGAAAGTGATCCCGACCGACGAACCGCGGCCCTTGGACCCTGCGCAGGAGAACATCAACGCTTTGGACATGCTGCCTTTGAAGGCGTTTGAGGGTCAGGACCATCAAGCGCACATTATGGCGCATTTGATCTTTGGCGGGACTCCGATGGTTGGCGCGATGCCTCCGGTGGCTTTGGCGCTTCAGAAGCACGTTTTGGAGCACGTTCGCATTGCGGCGCAAGAGCAGGCGGCGGTTCAATACCTTCAGAGCCGTCAGCAGGCGGGTATGCAGCCTGCGAACGAGCAGGAGATGCTGGAGATCGAGCGTCTTACGGCACAGCTTGTGGCGCAGGGTATGCAGCAACTCAAAGAACTGTCCTCCCAGCTCTCTGGCGCGGGGGCCCCGGACCCTCTGGTTCAGCTCAAGGAGCAAGAGCTTCAGCTCAAGGCGCAGGAAGCGCAGGCGGACAATCAGGTCGATATGGCGAAGATCCAGCTCGACCAGCAGGGTCAGGAGATGCGCTCCCGTCAATTCCAGCAGCGTTTGGCGTCTCAGGAGCAGATGACGCGCGAGCGCATAGATTCCGCAATGCAGCGTGAGCTGTTGAAACTGAGAGGACAGAACCAATGAAGAATCGCAAGGTAATGGTTGACGGCGCGGCGCCTAAAAACCCTCCGAAGGCTGAAAAAGTAGGCATGATGAAGCCTGCCCCGATGGCTGGCGACAAGATGCGCAAGGTAAAGACGCGCGGCACTGGCGCTGCCATTAAGGGCACGACGCACATGGGGTGCTGAGATGCCTCTGAAGAAGGGCAAGTCTCAGAAGACGGTCAGTGGCAACATTCGCAAGCTTCGTGACGAGGGGTATCCCCAGAAGCAAGCGGTTGCCATTGCCCTTAGCACGGCCGGTAAGGCTAAGAAGGCAAAGAAGCCTAAGAAGATGGCTAAGGGCGGGGCAGTTTCGTCTCGCTTTAGTGCGTCACCGCGAGCAAATAAGTTTAGCGGCGTGTTTTAACGCGGCGTTTAATTTTTTATTATTTATGTGGTAGACTTGGCCTGAACAACTATGGTGGGGCCATGGATCCTGTCACAATCATTGCCACGGCCTCGGCCGCCTATAATGCCTTGAAGAAGGGCATAGAGTTTGGCCGCGAACTGCAAGACATGGGCGGCCAGCTTGCTCAATGGGCGGGCGCTGTCAGCGATTTGGAGTTTCTATCGAAGAAGGCTGAAAATCCGCCGTGGTGGAAAATTGGAGGCAACGTTCAAGCCGAGGCCATGGAGATCTTTGCGGCTAAGAAACGCATTGAAGCCCAGCGTAATGAGTTAAAGACCTACATCCAGTATAGTTACGGCCAGTCGGGCTGGGAAGAACTTCTCCGTATTGAAGCTCAGGTTCGAAAGCGGAAACAGGCCACAGAACACCGGCGCGCTGAGATGAAAGAACTGGCAATTACGATCGTTCTTGTGGCTCTAATCCTCGTGGGCGGAGTAGCTGCTCTAGGCCTCTTCGCCTTTATTTTGTGGTCATCGCAGCAATGAACGACATGGTCCCCGACAAAAAAACATATCAGTCCAACCGCCGCAGGATGGCATGGGCGGCATTGGGCATGATGATGGTTTGCACGGTTGCAGTAATCATCGACCCGGCACGAATGGCGCAAGCGGACGCGGTGCTGATGATGATGTATGGCTCTCTTTCAGCTTTGGTTGGAGCCTACTTCGGCTTTGCTAATCTGGGGTCGTCTTCTTCTCCGCCTCCGCCCCCGGTTTCTTCCCCTCCGACGAAGTTAGAAGAATGCGATCGTTGATTCTGATAATGCTGCTTAGCGGCTGCGCGGGCGCTCTTCCGCTGGGCTTGCTTGGTGGTGGCGGCCCTAACGTGGCCGCTAATGTGCAGGCCGGACGCGAAAATAGGCAAACGGCGGTAGGTTTTGAGGAACGTGTCGAAGCCGGTCGGGATGTGATACAGAAAGAAGTGGAAACGGGTCGCGTCGAAACTTTGACAGTGAACAACCAAGATATTCCGCCGTGGGTTTTGTTGGTGGCTCTGATTGGTTGGCTGCTTCCGACGCCTTCTCAGATGGGAAATGCAGTAGGCCAAGCGTTCATGGCCGTTTTTAGGAGAAAAAAATGAGCTACAAACTCGGGGACCGCAGCAAAAAAATGCTCGAAGGGGTCGATGAGCGCCTACAGGCTGTAGTGCGTTCTGCTATTGGCCAAAGCAAGCAGGATTTTTCGGTGACATGCGGCTTGCGCACCATCGAAGAACAACGCGCACTGGTCGCAAAAGGCGCCAGCCAGACGATGCGGTCAAAACACATTGACGGACTTGCTGTTGACCTTGCAGCATATGTCGACGGAATCCGGTGGGAGCTTAATCTTTATGACGAGATTGCCGATGCGATGAAGGCTGCGGCGATTCAATGCGGCGTTCCTATTCGTTGGGGAGCGGCGTGGCACATTGCCGACATTCGGGACTGGAAAGGGACGATGGAAGAGGCGATGAATGCCTACATTGACCTGCGCCGGAGCCAAGGAAAACGGCCATTTATCGACGCCCCACACTTCGAGATCGCATAAAAATGCAGAATCTCCTAGTAAGTCGTATATTAAGCGTGTTAATCTGCGCTCGATACGACTGACTAAGTGGGGAGACATGGACATTTACCTTGCCGAAGCGGTATTCCGGGTTATTCGGGATCGCCGTGAGGTTGTTACGGACGTGATGTTGCATGGCAGCGTCAAGTCTATGGAGCACTATCGTGGGCTCATGGGCAATTTAGAGGCCCTAGATCACGTGGAACAGGAACTCAAGAGCCTGCTAGATAAACAGGAGCGATCTGATGACTGATGGAGTCAAGGTGGATCTGTCTGCCGCATCCGCTGCCATAGCGGAAATGGCCGCAAAGACGCCAAAAGGCGAGACTAGTAATCTCGCAGAAGCCTACACCAACCAAAAGCCGCGGTTGAATCCGGACGCCATTGGCGCCAGCTTGCTTGACCGCATGCCTGCCCCTACCGGATGGCGCATTCTTATTTTGCCGTATCGCGGCAAAGAGAAGACTGCTGGCGGAATTTTTCTTCCTGACGAGGTGCAGGAGAAAAGCAACATTTCAACGCAAGTTGGATACGTTCTGAAGGTTGGTCCTTTGGCGTATAAAGACGAGAGCAAGTTTCCCGACGGTCCGTGGTGCCGAGAAAAGCAGTGGGTCATGTTTGCCCGCTACGCCGGTTCTCGGTTCCAAATTGACGGGGGCGAGGTTCGTATTCTGAATGACGACGAAATCCTTGCCACGATTCTCGATCCTGAAGACATCCACCATCTCTGAGGTGCACCATGACAGATCAAAAAGAAGTTGATTTCGACAACGAAATCGAAACCGAAATTGAGGTTGAAACCCCCGCGGAAGAGGCAGACTCCGGATCTGATGACGATCAGTTCCAAAGGGCCGATGCCGCCACGCAAAAGCGCATTAATCGCCTGACGAAGAAAATGCGTGAGGCCGAGCGCCAGCGTGAAGAAGCTCTTCGCTACGCCCAGCAGGTTCATAGCGAATCGCAGGCCCTAAAAAACCGCCTGAATACCTTGGACACAAGCTACGTTCAGGAATACACCAATCGCGTTACGACCCAGATGGCGCAAGCCGAGGCAGAACTTGCCCGCGCTATTGAGATGGGCGATTCCAAAGCCACGGTCGAGGCGCAGCGCAAGCTGACAGCTTTGGCAATCCAAGCCGATCGTGCGGAGCAAGCAAAGCAGGAACAGCAGCGTTACGCGCAGCAGCAGGCCGCTGCACGGGAGCATCAAGCTCGGCAGCCTATGCCCGCTCAGCAGCCCCGCAGGGCCGACCCTAAGGCGGAGCAATGGGCACTTCGTAATGCTTGGTTTGGCCAAGACGAAGCCATGACGTATGCGGCTTTTGGGATCCACAAAAAACTCATCGAAGACGAGGGGTTTGACCCGCAGAGCGATGAGTATTACAATGAATTGGATCGCCGCATTTCTGCGAAGTTCGGCGGACAGCAAAAACCTGCCAATCGGCCCGCTCAGACGGTGGCAGGGGCGTCAAGGACGACAGCAACTGGGCGCAGTGGGAAAAAGGTTCGACTCACCCCGAGCCAAGTCGCTATTGCGAAGAAATTGGGTGTGCCGCTTGAAGAATACGCGAAATACGTGAAGGAGTAAGAAAGATGACCGACCACGAAAATAACGCCGGTACGACCATCAATCGTGCTTCTCGCGCCTCACAAACTCGGGAGAAACAGGCCGTGCGTAAGCCTTGGGCTCCCCCGTCAATGCTCGAAGCACCACCTGCACCGGATGGGTTTAAGCATCGTTGGATTCGCGCCGAAACGCGTGGTTTTGACGACGTGAAGAACATCAGCGCGAAGTTGCGCGAAGGTTGGGAACTGGTCCGCAAGGACGAATATCCTGACTTTGAGGCCCCGGTAATTGAATCAGGGAAATACACAGGTGTCTTTGGGGTAGGCGGCTTGATTCTCGCCCGCATTCCGGAAGAAACGATTGCCGAGCGGACGGCTTACTTTAGCCAAAGAAGCCGAGACCAGATGGATGCCGTTGACCACGACATGCTTCGCGAGAATGCACATTCGACCATGACGATCACACGACCCGATCGTCAATCTCGTGTAACCTTCGGCGGCCCTCGTAAGTGACGGCCGCCCTGATCGGAGAGAACTGACATGGCAAACCAAGAAACTGCCTACGGTCTTCGTCCTATCGGGCTGAATGGTGCTGGTGCGAACTCGACTGGGGTGACTCAGTATGAAATCGCTTCCAACAACACCAATGCGATCTACCAGTATTCGATCGTTGTCCCCACTTCGGCGGGCACGATTGATTATGCTGGCGCAACCGACGGCGGCACTACCCCCGCTCTCGGCGTCCTGATGGGTGTGGAGTATCAAGACTCGGTCCAGAAAAAGCCCGTGTGGCTGAACTACTGGCCCGGCTCGGGATCCGTCAGCGTTGACACAAACTACCCTGTGAAGGCGTTTGTTGCTGACAACCCCAACCAACTGTTCAAAGTGGCGTCTGACGCATCGCTCACCAACCGTGCAACGGCTCTGGCGGCGGTGTTTGCAAACGCATCGCTTGGCACTTCGGCCCGTACCGGCTCGACCAACACTGGTTCGTCCAACTCGGCCCTAAGTGTCTCGTCGATCGCGACCACGGCGACCCTTCCGCTTCGTATCGTTGGCATCATGGATGATGTTGCAAACAGCGACTACACTGCGGCAGGCATCCCGCTGATCGTCCGTCTGAACGCGCACTTCAACTCGACGAACGCACGGTTTGATTCTCAAACCACTGCGCCGACGACTGGCGTATAAGGAGGCTGAAAAATGGCTATTTCTCGCGCACAACTTGCGAAAGAGCTGGAACCCGGCCTTAACGCGCTGTTTGGTCTCGAATACAACCGCTACGAAAACGAGCATTCGGAAATCTTCGACGAAGAGTCGTCCGATCGTGCGTTTGAAGAAGAGGTTATGCTGGGGGGCTTTTCGACAGCTCCTGTTAAGGGTGAAGGCACCGCCATCTCCTTTGACTCGGCTCAAGAGACCTACACTGCGCGTTATACGCACGAGACCATCGCTCTGGCGTTCTCGATCACCGAAGAAGCAATCGAAGACAATCTCTACGATCGTCTTGCTTCGCGCTACACCAAGGCTCTGGCCCGCTCCATGGCCCAGACCAAGCAGATCAAAGCTGCTGCCATCCTGAACAACGCGTTCTCGACCGGCAGCCCGATCGGCGACGGTGCAGCTCTGTGCTCGTCCGCACACCCGAGCCTTTCGGGCAACCAGCGTAACGTTCTTTCGGTTGCGGCCGACCTGAACGAAACGTCGCTTGAGCAGATGCTCATCGACATCGCCGGTCTGACCGATGAACGTGGTCTGAAGATCGCGGTTCGCGGCACGAAGCTCATCATTCCGAAAGAGCTTCAGTTCATCGCAGAGCGAGTGATCAACTCGAACCTGCGTTCGGGCACCGCGGATAACGACACGAACGCGATGCGCTCGATGGGGATGCTTCCGGAAGGTGCGGTGGTCAACCACTTCCTCACCGACACCGACGCGTTCTTCATCAAGACCGATGCGCCTAACGGCTTCAAGTACTTCAACCGTTCGCCGATCAAGACGGCAATGGAAGGGGACTTTGACACCGGCAACATGCGCTTCAAGGCTCGCGAGCGTTACAGCTTCGGCGTCTCGGACTGGCGCGCTGTTTTTGGCACTCCCGGCGCAGCCTAATTCGTGTTAAACATGGGTCGGGGCTGTTTTTCCTCCCTCCCTGTTAAACGGTCCTAAGGGGCGGCTTCGGTCGCCCCTTTCTTTATTTTGATATTGTGATATTCTGACCGAAGGGACACATGAGCCGCGTAGACAGGATTCTCCCTACCTGACGTTGCACAGACTGCGTGGCAAAACCTTGTGCAAAGGGTACTAAAATGGCTTCTACCACCTTTTCCGGCCCGGTAACTTCGACCAATGGTTTCGTCGGTGACGTGACTGGCGACGTTGTCGGCCTCGTTCAGGTTCCCACCTATACCGTTGCGGGTGCACCTTCGGCCGCAGGCATTGCCGGTGCGCTGATTTACGTCTCGAACGGTGCGGCAGGCTCCCCCATTCTTGCATTCTCTGACGGCACCGATTGGAAGCGTTCCGACACTGGTGGCACCATCGCAGCGGCGTAAAGGGGCTGACTCATGGGAATTATTCCTAAAAAAGAGCCCACTGCTGAGGAATTGGCTGCCCGGGGAATCCGAGACCTAAAGATCCGCGCTCGTAACGAGGACGGAACGTTGAAGGGCGACAATCCGGATACGCCTGAAACCAACGAGGCGTGGAAAACCGTCAAAAAGGTTGTCGCGAAAACAACCAGAAAAAGGGGATAAGGCATGGCTAACTCGGACGTTAAAGCCAAACGCCTGACCGGAACAGGGGCGGCCTCCGTTGGCCGCTCCCGTCTTCGCCAGATTCAGGTTCTGACAGGTGCGGGTGCTGGGCGACTGACACTAACGGACGGTAACGGTGGGTCTACTGTCCTCGACATTGATTTTCTGGCTTCCGACTCGCATTCGGTAAACATTCCGGATGAAGGGGTTTTGTTTGCCAGTGACATCTATGTTGCAACTGCGACCAACATCACCGCCATGACGGTGTTCTACAGCTAAGGTGTTCGAATGGCCGAAGTCAGTTCCATCACAAGAATAGGCACTTCCGAGCCATTCGAATTACAAGTTGCGCGAGGCCAAGTTGCTTACCACGAGGTAAGGAACATTTTTGGGACCAACCCCTCAGTAGGAACCTCCTTTGTTACTGCGTGGGAGGTTAGCGGCGCTTTGCCTTTTCTTGCGGCTGAACAGCTTTTGTCATTGGTCAGCACTAGCGCCAGCGACACCGCAGTCAGCATTCTAGTGGTCGGCGTGAACCAAGACTACACTTTGGTCTCTGAGGTTGTGACGCTGAATGGGACAACCCCGGTCTCCACCACCCAGAAATTTTTCCGGATCAATGACCTGATCACGGTTTCTGGAAACGCTGTTGGGGACGTGACTGCAAGTTATTCGGCCG